TGGCGATCCCCAGATCTCGCATGCGACTTCTCTGTGGAGCTTGCGTGTGTTGGAGAGGTAGATGGCACAGAGCTCGGGGTCTCCTGACATGGCAGCAAGTACTCGAAGCTCCGCCTGATCAAGGTCGGCTTTGAGGAATAGCCGGCCCCCTCGAGCCATGCCTCCGATGACAGCCGGCTCACCCGAGAAGCCTTTAGTAATGAGGTAAGGCTTGGGTAGTTCGAGAATTCGGGACTGCTGAGGGACCTCGAATGCGAACATGCCCCTAAGGCGTTTGTCTCGAGGGATGTTAGCGACGACCTTGTGCGAAAGTCTGCCAGTGCGCGTTCCATGGATAAGTAGTCCCGGATGAATTCGTCCAGTAACGGGATCGATCGCTCTGAGGAGGGCATCTGCATACGTCCCCTTAGCCTTCTGGGCTACCTTGAAAGCCCTGTACGCTTTGACAATCGGCGACTGAGGTAGCTTCGCTACTACCTCCTTCTGGGTAGAACGCTCATGCCCTTCGGGGATGTCATACTTCAGGACGTCGAAGAAGATCCAGGCCATCTGTTGTGGGGAGCCTGGATTGATGTACTTATCAACACCGAGCTTCTCAGCCTCCTCCTGAACCACTGCTATGGACTCGTCGAGGACCTTCTGGAGGCGTCTCTGCTGCCTCTCCAGAGCGAACCTGTTCCCGGGCATGCCACGGCGTTCGATCCAATACGCCGTTTCCGAGAATCGGAGGAGATGCTGGTACAGTTTCTCTTGTACCGGATCCTCCCGTACTCGGCGACGCATGATGTCTCGAATGCCGCCTGTCGAGCCGACGTCCAATGCCAAATAGTTGTACAGGATCGTACGGGGGATCCTACAATACGAATCTTTCTTCCTAGGAACCCACTGCTTGATAATGAACTTGTAGTCTGGTGCTCCCAGTAGGTCCGAAGCAACCTGCTCTAGATCGTGGATGCCTCTGTTCTCGTCGAGCACATAGGACATCAACATCGTATCTTCGTCGACCGCAACCTCTGCCTCTTGGCCAATAGAGAGGTCCTCGTCTTCCAGACCCGAGCCGGGAGCCCTCATAAATGAGATGTCGAACTTGCCGTTATGCCAGCAGAGCTTACCCTTGCCTATCGGCTTGCCGGCGGCGGAGAACTTCATATGCCCGCGGTACTTCCGGAAGAAGCCTCTCAGGTATGGAATCATGGATGGCTGACCGTCCATCCACGTCTCGTGGGCCTGCAACTCGATCATCCGGTCAATCGATCGAATCGCTCCTGGGAAGATGTACACCAGCCGGGGGTCCTTCGACATCCCTAGAGCCAGTATGTCATCGACTCTGGGGTTGAACCCCGTCGTCTCAATGTCACAGTCGATAACTGGTGCCTTGACTAACTTCTTGATTGCTCGACGGACCCTGTCGGGTGTATCGCATACCAGGTAGAATGTCTTGACGGGGCTTTTGAGAGGATGTCCCCGGAGGATGTCAAGGGCGTAGTTCATGTCCATCTTGTACTGACGATAGTTGCCAGTACCACGCATGATGCCTGCGGGATGAACTACCGGCAGGATCCCATGTTCAGCCAAGGGACTAGGAATAGGTTGACCTCGAACCTGGGTGATCTTATAGTTCATATTCCCTGTCAAGGACCAGAGGGCAAAGTTCCCCATTGCTACTACGAGCTTACGGGGATGCCTGGCTACCTGCTCTAGCAGACGGTCACGACATGTGACCATTGCCCTCTTGACGTTGGCGATATTCTTCTGCTGGTTCTTGGTCCTCGGAGGTCTGCACTGAGCTGCATTGAGGATGAGGAACCCATTCGGGTCCATGCCCTCATCCCTGAGCGTCTGTAAGGGAGGGAATGTACCCCAGAATACCTCTCCTGAAGGACCTATTAGAGGCAGCCGTTGGCCTGGTCTGATCTCTTCTTGGCCGGGTGCCTCGCCCACAAAGACTATCGGTGCATCCATCCTCCCGCGCGAACCACACTTGGCTCCCCCGTAAGGGCATCCAAGACACTTCGGCATATCCGTGTCAGCGAAGTCCCACGCTGGACCTGCTAGGAGTTTGGGCATTTACAGCCACTCCTCCTTGATTTCGGGGATATATCTGGGAAGGTTCTTATGTGCAGCTTCGAACCAGACTCTGACAGCTAGGAGGTTCTCGCCGACCATGAGGTTCAGGTGGCCATGGGGGTCCTCCCAGAAGGTCCCTCTTGGCCCTGCTTGATCTCCTTTGTGTAGTAAGTCGATCGAGCGACCTGCTTGGCCGAGTCGAACAGGTACTGCCGAATCAATCCCCGTAACTCCTGGACAGGCTGTACACCAGGCATCGTCGAGGACGTTCTCGCTGAACCCCAACAGATGAATGTCGATTATCGGCCTTCTGAGCCTGTAGTTCAACAGAGGATAGAGCCCTACCATCCTTGTGCCGAACTTGTCACATACTCGCCGAGGTACTGAGATCCATCGAGCTCCCCGATCAACGATGTGATCCAGGCTGGACCAGAGAAACGACTCTGAGAAGTCCGACAACCTATCGCCCTGGACGACGTACATGTACTCGACACCGCCGAGCTCCGGCCTGGACTTCAACTTCTCGAGGTAGTCAGCCGACTGCTCTAGGGTAACAACCGGATCGTCGAACTTATCCGGCAGTACGATGATACACTGGTAGTCAGGGCCAAGAATCCCATAGGCTTCTACCATCGTATCCACATCGACGGGAGCTCCGAGCTCGATGATCGAATTGTCGATGATGACAGTCGAGTCTGGAGGGAGTGTGCGGCAGTTTCTCCACTCATCCGGGTTGGCGACGATATCATGGGCAAGCACCAAGTGGTACTTCCCTAACATCCTGTCGCCATGTAGCTCACGAATCTTCCTCAGGAGGCGAGCAGGACCAATAGGTGCAAACAAAGCCATTAGATGTCTCCTGCCTCAGACTTAGCCCACCAAGCTTCAAACTCGGTCTCGGTTCTCGATAGATTGTGCAGATGGTGGTACCGGAGCAATTCTTTCTCAGGTACCTTATCGCTGATCGCATGCATTGCGGGCCTAATGATGATGTGCCTCTCACTGAGGGGCATATCATCATACCCTTCAGGCTTGAGGCTGAGCAGCTCTTCAGGCCAGCTCCAGCAGTTAAATTCGTTCCAGTATCGGGCTAGAACCTCCACAGGTTTGTCGAGGTCTACTGCCCAGAGGTCTATTGGATCAGCCATTATCTTATTATACCATATGTGCCTTGGTCATTGCAAGAGGGTAAATAATGGGAGGGCCTACCCTAACTCCCGCAACCGGTATTGTTGCCGCAACGGCGACATCTGAGGCAGGTACCGTCCCACTCCATCTCGTTGCCACAGACACTGCAAGCGTTACCGGACGCAACCATCCGAACTGGCGACGCTACAACTCCAGCAGTCCCCATCAGGGAAGAATGTTCTGTCTGATGCTGTGGTTGGAATGCAACCGGATTGAAGTGCATCGCGTGGTCTGTGTCAGGGGGTACCTGGACTAAGTCCATACGCTTGAGGTAGGTAAAGCCGATCTCGCGAGCAACCAGATCGATGACGGAGGTGCATGACTTAATGTGGTCGTGCTCCTGAACGAACCCAGCAGGCTCGAATCGGGTATGCAGGAACGACTCAACGAGCTTCTCAGTCGGCGCTCCGTACTGCCTTGCAAGTGAGACAGCCTTAGCCCACTGACCTAGGACCGCCTGCAGCATCGACCCGTCCTTGCCCATATCGACGAACACTTCAGCGAACGAGTGGTCGTCAGGGTACTCGGAGGTTCGGATATGGATCACTTGGTCGTTGATGCGAACCTTCTGTGCCGGTCCATATCGCCTGTTGGGAGGGTACTTCCTCTCGCCCCTCTGCATCGATCCGTTCGTCTTGTCATGGCCGTTGCTGTGCGTCCTCTCTGCTCGGAGCTCCTCTATGGATGTGTGACGTACTAGATCGGTCTCAGGGATGAAGGGCTGGTCGTCTGGGCGCTCGACGGCCGGCTGCTGCTCGGTTTGGACTGGTTGGGTGAGCTTGCAGTTGTTTCGGTATAGGGCGACAGCCTTGCACTTCAACCGCTCAGCAGCCCGGTAAAGCATGTCGACGTCTTCGTAGGTTGCTGTCTCAGGCAGATTGCACGTTTTGCTCGCCGCTCCAGACAGGAACGGCTGGATGGCCGCCAGCATCTCGATGTGGGCCATCGGCCGAATATATCTGGTGGTCTCCTTACGGTCTAGAGCGCAGTCGAAGACTGGGAGGTGCTCCGACCAGATACCTGCGACGTGATTCTCAGTCGCAACTGCTAGGTGCCCGTTCTCCTCGACGAACTTGAGAACGGCCTTCAGATGGTCGCCGTTGTAGCCGAGCTTAATGAGGCCTTCTTCGACTGCTTGACACACGAACTTATCCGAGCCGCCTCCGGCGTAGTTCTTGTAGCGCACTAGGGAGGTCTCGGGTTCGCAGCCTGTTGTGTCGACGTCCATCAGGAGTCCGATAGTGCCTGTTGGGGCTAGCAACGTCCCCTGTGCATTGCGGAAGCCAACAGTCCCTGCATCATTTACGACCAAACTCCAGTAGCGCTGAGCTGCAACTAGCAACTGCCCAGACCACTCGTCCGTCTGAAGGCCGTCCAGGGCAGCAGCATGCATGCCCATCACAACGGCCATGTAGTGTTTGTTGCGCTCCCATGCTGGGAACGGGCCGATCTCGCCAGCCATCTCTGCGGAGGTGCTGTACGCTACAGCTGTCATTAGAGAGGTCAAAGCTGCTGCGAAGTTGCGCCCCACCTCAGAGTCGTATGGGATGCCTGAACGCATCAAGAGGCCGCCGAGATTGGCGTAGCCTAACCCCAGCGTCCGATACTGCATAGTGTTGTGTGCAATGTTCCGGGACGGGAACGAAGCCATCTGGATTGAGATATCCAGAGTGACTGTCCACAGCCTCAAGGCGTGGATGTATGCGTTAACATCCACACCACCATTAGACCCACGGAACTTAACCAGGTTGAGCGAAGCAAGATTGCAAGCAGTATCGTCGAGGAACATGTATTCGGAGCATGGATTAGAGGCATTGATGTCTCCATCCGCTTTGCAGGTGTGCCAGTCGTTGATCACGTCATGGAACTGCATACCTGGGTCAGCGGTAGTCCAGGCAGCTCGAACGATCTTGTCCCAGAGACCCTTGGCCGATACGGTCTTCATCGGCTTGCCAGTAGTCCTGGCGATCAAGTCCCAAGGCTTATCTTCGTCGACGGCTTGTAGAAACTTCGAGGTGATCCTGATCGAGTTGTTTGCGTTCTGCCCTGAGACCGTCTCGATCGGGACTCCCTCCCAAGAGTTAGCCTCGTAGACTTCCCATTTGAACGGCTCGTCTCGCTCTGCAGCGTAGCGCACCCGGTTGATAATCGAGTCAGGGACGCCATCATCACGTGCAGCATTTACACGCTCCTTATAGAGAACCGAACTGGTTCCCCATCTCAGAACTGCCTCGTGGATGCCTCTCAGATGTCGTGCTGTGACTTTCGACCCCACGGCGATGTCTGAGGCCTTGTTTTCTTCTCCGGACTTCCACTCGATGAACTCTCCGATGTCTGGATGGTCCACATCGATACAGACCATCTTGGCAGCTCTTCGAGTGGTACCGCCAGACTTAATTGAACCAGCCGCTCGATCACCGATCTGTAGAAAGGACATGAGACCGGAGGAACGACCTCCACCCGAGAGTCCTTCCCCTTCACCACGGAGACTAGAAAAGTTTGTACCGGTGCCAGAGCCGTGCTTGAAAAGACGCGCCTCCCGAACCCATAGGTCCATAATGCCGCCTTCATTGACAAGATCATCCTGGACTGGCTGGATAAAACATGCGTGCGGCTGAGGCCTGGAGTATGAATCATATACTCGGTCAACGTAAGGATATGTAACTCCATCTGCGATGTTCCCGTCCCAGAGTACCGTCCACTGACCGGAATCCGGTCCCTCGATGCCATAGGCCCAATGCAGTCCGGTATTGAACCACTGAGGCGAATTGGGTGCAGCGTACTGCATGGCAAGCATCCAGTACATCTCGTCATAGTAATTCCGGGCTGATACCCCATCCTTGATGAGTCCCATCTTCCAGGCCCAGTACGTCCAGCAGCCAGCCAACCGGTGAAAGGCCTGCTTCCCAGAGGTCTCGCCGATGTACTCGGCATCCATAGCCGGGATTGAACGCTGTATCCAGCCGGGCATATCCGATTCTTCAGGAGAGTTGAAGCGGATAGTCCTTGTTGGGACGCCGCGCTTCCGAAAGTACTTCTGGGATAGCATGTTCGTCGCCGTCTGCGACCACTGCTCCGGGACTTCAACGTCGTCTTGATGGTGTATGACCTTCCCAGTTCTCATGTCTTCGATGTGGGAGGCCATCCGCTTCCAGACAATCTGTTCTTCGACAGGTGTCCCTGCAGTAGTGAATCGGCGAACGATCTTCATGTTATCCTCAGCTGTGTTGGTCTTGTTGTCTAGTAACCATAACCCTAGGATGGTCAAAGCGCCTCACAACGGCCTGTTGCCGGAGCCTATGCCTTCGAACATACCCGGAAAGGGTCCCAAGAGAAACCCCTAGTCGGTCTGCTGCCTGTGATAGATACAGTCGTTCAACGTTTAGCAGGTACCTGATCTCTTCTTCACGACCTTTCAGGGGAGACGGTTTCTTCGGCTCGACCCTGCTGCGAGAGGTAAGAGTATAGCGCCTCGACCAGATCTGGCGTTCAGTCAGGCCGTAGGCCTTCGCTATCGCCTTGTCTGGTATCTGCTTAGCCAGGATCGTATAATCCTGACCTACTGTGGTGATACGCTTCCTAGGCATCTAATCTAATGCGCACGATAGACGTAGCCCTCGGGTAGTGGAGCAACACGTTCACCAGGCAGCTGCTTCCGGTGCTGAATCCATCCCGGCAGGTTCCCATGGAGCTTGGGGTGCATCCACATAGGCTCTGCTCGGTAGGTGATGATCGGATTTGCCAGCTCGTCCGGAGTGCATTGGTGTTCAGAGGGCGAGGCATGGAGCGGGCGAAAGGTGATCAGCTTGTCATACAGGCCGATTGCCTTCTCAACTGTCATCCTGTTCCCAGTCTCAAAATCGACATAGGAGGTATGTGCACACCGGCCCACCGACAGCTTGATCGCCTTATTCAAAGTATCGTGTTCGGGCATGTAGCCCTCTCCAGGTCTGGAGGCCATCTCTTCGATGCTTATCCAGTCTTCGCCGTCGACGAACGGGGTATGCCATTGGCCGGGTTTGAGAAGCTTGGGGGTCGATTCGTTCCAGGCGCGCCAGAAGGACTCGGCGAACACGCGGATCTCGGGCTGGGCAAACTTGTCGAGCCGGAGACCAGCGAAGTTCAGCCAACAGTCTCGAGTGGCGGTCATCACCGTATAGGTCCAAGAGTACGGATCGAGGCGGCGGTTAACTGTCTCCTTCGCCTCGTTCGCCTCCATTGCAGTTCGGGCCCCTACACATGCAGCCCTAGCGTCGTCCTCAAATCTCTGCTGGGCTAGTAGAAGCTCTTCACCGGTAAAGGGTTCGCCGCCAGCCATGCCTGGAATGTTGCGACGGAACTCAACAGGCATCGCCAAACCTGTTCCACCTAGGATCTCGTCGATGAGACGCTTGGTCGGGATTGCTCGACTCGACCGGTCGGAGAGCGAGAACATCCTGTGACGGTTGCGCTCGGCTAGGACGAACTTGTGGATGTTGCCTCGGACAGTCGTCGTGCGGTACTCGTCGCCCATAGGATGGGCTGAGTCTAACACGATCTCGGCTACTGGCAGCTGGTATGCCATGTTCTTACTCCCTTCTGGGTTTGCTCGGAGTCTCTTTGCCGCCGAGGGCACGACCTCCGTCGGAACTTTGCATCGGAGGCGGTTCAGGCTTGTAGCCCGATTGCCAGGGAGACCTGCGAGTAGGATACTTCCTCACTTCGAAGCCTTCGTGAGAGCAACCCACTCCCTGACACAAGTGTAGGAACCTGCATTCCTTGTCTGGGTGGTATTCACACTGGGCCATGTTCTTTGGTCTCCGTTTGGGTCATCGCCTAGTAAGAGGCCCCGCCAGGTGCGCGGTCCCCGGTCAAAAAGACACCGAGCTATCCTCGGTGGGAAACATCACTGGGTGCTTGACTCTCCTGAGCCGTAACTGTAGGTGCCAGCTTACTTTCCTGAAGAACTCGTCGTATAGGAACGCCCAGAAGAAGGGGAAGGGGCCCCTATCCCCCTCTCTGGCCGTGGTATGTCGGGCAGCGCATGAACCACAGCGCTCGCGCATCTGCTGTGGGTGGATTTGTCCACGCATGACCAGGACAAAATCCCCCGCCATGACCATGCCCATGCACTGCCCGATCTGATTGTCGCAGAACGAGCACTTGCGGTACCCATCCTCTGACCATTGCCTCATTTTCATGCGCGATCGACCATGCTATAACGGGGTCCCCTAGCACAGTAGTTTCGGAGGGTTCCGCGGGATTTGGCTATGCTTCCGCTTCGCCCTCAGCCTCCTCGTGGAGCTCCTGCTTGAGCAGGTAGCCTTCGAGCGCCCAGATCTGTTCGCGGGCATTCGCAAAGGCAATCTTCTCGCCGAGCTCCTTGTCGAAGTTGTCCTCGGATGCCGGCGCCGATTTCCCGATCACTGTGTAACCGTTCTGCAGCGTCAGACAGCACACGGTCGTTACGGTGTTGGGGAAGACGTAGTATTGGGTCTCGGCGATTGTCGCATCGATCTTCTCCGGCGACAGACGCGGGGCGTCAAGTCCCTTGGCCTGGATCTCGTCTTCGATCCCTTGTTCGTCCCTTGGTGTCGACATCGTGGGCTCCTAACCTTCTGGTTGCAAACGCCGTACCAACCTCGATCGAATAGGCATCGAGGATCGTCTCGTCGCCCAGGACGGTACGCTCTTCCTGGCCGTGACATCGTACGATGTATAGAGTCTTCCTGACATGAGGCTGACGGATCTCCTCTATGCTGTCTACTCGCTTGTCGCAGACAGCACACCACGGGAGAACATCTGCAGCCTTAACCTTAGGTGTCGGCATTAGTCTTTGTACTTCGGGATTGGCTCGACATAGATTCGGTAACCTGCGAGAGTGATATTGCCGTGCCCCGTGACGTATCCGAACTGAGAGTATCTCATGCGCATCTCGTCTTTGAAGGGGTCATAGGACTCAGCGAAGGACCCCTCACCCTTGTCTGGATCGTAGTGGAAGATCCCCTTACTGGGGAACTTCCACCAGAAAGCCAGGCGCTCTTTCAGAGGGGTAGACAGAGTCAACGACGGAAACCTGTGAGGAAGAGGAATTCTTCACGAGCAGCTACGACGTCGCGGAAGAGCCCTCGAACGCAGGAGGTGACAGTGACGACCTCAGGCGTGTGAACCCCTCTACATGACATGCAGCCGTGTTTAGCCTGGAGAACGACCATTACTCCCTTGGCGTCGATCCCCTGATAAAGGAGGTCGGCGATCTTCTCGCCCATCGCTTCCTGGAGACCCGGACGCTCGTGTCCGACAGCATGAACAAGACGTGCCATCTTGGACAATCCGATGACGCGCTGGTTAGGTATGTAACCAACGAAAGCCTCTCCCTGAAACGGGAGGAGGTGATGCTCACATACCGCCGTGAACGGAATATGCGCCTGGGCGACGATGCTGCTGATCGACGTGTTGTCGTGTACCGCATCGAAGCCTTCTCCGAGGAGCTCGATTGCATCGAACGGCTGGAAGAATTCCTTGAGGTACTTGATGAATCGTTCCGGCGTATTGGCGATAGACGGATTTCCTGGGTCACAGTCCATCCCGAGCTGCTCGAGAGCGGCACGTATCGAGTGTGCTGCATCCCTATCCCGTTGTCCTTCGGGAGGGAGCTTCTTCTCGATCATCTCCCTGATGGGAGACTGAGAAGGGCGACGGTACTCGTATCCGGGAGATGTAGCTTCATTCACGGCCGCTACCTTCCCTTCTCGCGGGCGTACAGAAAGGTGTGCATCTGCGGACCCATTGTTGCTCCCCACAGTGCTGGTCTTTTGAGAAACTCGTCCGCGAGCCATCTGTACCTCTTGAGGATTGCTTGTTTCATCTTGTCGTCGTCTGGGCACTCTTGCTCTGTCGGAGTGCCTACGCTCAGGTAGAAAGGTGTCGTAGGCCACTTCTCGTGGATTGCCTGGGCGAAGTCGAGGTCCTTCTCATCGAAGACGACGACCTTCAGGACAACCCTGTCTTTGCCGAACAAGCGGTGGTAGCTTTCGATAGTGTTATGGTTGATCTTGTGGCTCATCCCAGAGGACGGAGGCTTTGGTGAGCAGGTGATGAGGTCTACGTACTGGAGCCACATAGGGTTCAGAGTCCCCTGAGTCTCAACAGCTACCTTCATTCCTGCTATCTGGAGGGAGCCGACAACGTACTCGAGGTTCCACATGAGCGGGTCGCCTCCGCTCAGCGTCATCCAGACGTCCGACCCGTTTGGCACACCGTCTGGAGGTAGCAGAGTCATGACCTTCTCGACGATCTGCGACTCAGACAGGTAGGTGGCGTTCTTCTTGATTTCCTTCGGCAGAACCGCTTCCATCTGGTCGCACCAGGTGCACCGATAGGCACAGCCACCGGTCCTGATGAAGTAGGAGACCTGACCTGTTAGAGCTCCCTCACCCTGGATGGTGGGTCCAAAGATCTCCATGACCGGGATGTTCTTTGCGGTGTTAGCCACAGTGTTACCCTCTGCTTATGTGCTTGCGATTCAGGTACTCGACCAGGTCGCTAAGGGCGAGCTTCGTGTCGTCAGAGACTTCACCCGGAGGAGCCGTTAAGACAGGCCGGTGGACTGACTCAATGTCCCAGACACTTCCTCCGTATTCAACGTACTTGCCGTTGCACTTGCTGAGGTTAACCTCCTCGACGAACTCAGGAGAGTTGTTCGAGCACCTTACGGCTTTGTAGACGGCACTCCCCTCAGCATTCAGGTAGATCTCCTGGATGTCGAACAGGGCCAGACTTCGGGAGTGCTGTAGGCCAATCACCCTCTCCCCGACAGAGAACTTCGCAACCATTGACCGGCTCCACGTATTCCTTATGCTGGGTAGGACGCGCAGCAGTTCGGCGTTTCCCAGACGCTAACGCGATTGAGATAGGCGACCCCATTCGACCGAACATGGACATCCTCCTTCATGAGGTTGTACCAGAATTCTGCGAGGCGCTCTGCCGTCGGAATGAACGGCACAATCAACAGCTTGCGTGGAGCAAGAGGATCGTGGCCTTTCTCGACGACGTCGAAGAGGAATGGTAGGGTCTCATCCCTCACGTGGGTCAAACTTTGTAGGACTCCGATAGGGTTGTTCTGGTAAGGGTCCAGCATCATAGCCGCCCAAGGGTCGTCGCACCAGAGGATCATGCCATGATCACACATCCGGTCTATATGGTGCATCATGACTTCCTTCAGGAAGCCGAAGTCCATGACCATATCCCGCTGCTCGTCCTTATCGCCTCCAGGAAGATGGATGTATGCTCCACCCTGATGCTCTCGGGTGAGGCTGGCCGACTGACACTCGGCGAAGATCTTATACCGATGCCCGTGAGGATTTGCGCACTTCGACCCGTGGGTCGGCACACGGTGTCCTGCGTCGATCTCGATGCAACGGTCGATCTTGAACGTCATATACGGCCCTGAACCTCCCCTCGGGTGTTGGATACGTAGTGTAGTGTAGTTACTCGGCAGCTTCGGCCATGTAGATGGTCGGGTCTTCGACGCCTGCCTCGATAAAGGCGTCCCTTCGTGCGAGACAGGTTGCACAGGTACCGCAGTGTACCTCACCGCCCTTGTAGCAGGACCAGGTCAGGTAATACGGTGCGCCGAGCTGTTTACCCCGCTGGATGATTTGGGACTTCGTCGAGTGTACGAAGGGGGTCACCAACCGGAGCTTGTGGTATGTGCCGACGTACAGCGCGTTGGCCATCGCTCCGACGAACTCGGGTGTGCAGTCTGGGTACGCCCAGTTCTGCGCGTCCTCCGCGTGCGCGCCGAAGTACAACGTAACGTCGGCGTTGTATTCGGGGTTGGGTACGTTGTCGCCTGGGATCGTACTCTCCATCGGGAGAGTCATCTTCGTTGGGTCGAAGTGGATACCTGCGATATGTGATGCCAACGTCGCCAGGAATAGCCCGTTCCGAAACGGAACGTAGGTAGGGGACACCCCCTGGATCTCCGCGTATGAGATGTTCGGAACCTCGATGGACGGGTCCGTCAGCATAGAGCGCGGGAACGAGACTGGTAGGATGGTGTGAGGCCGGGCATAGTACCCTGCCACCGCTCGTGCCGACTCCAGCTCGCGAATGTGTCGCTGGCCGTAGTCGATCGACACACATCGGACATTGCGCCGCCCTACGGCTGCAACAGCCTCCGCGACGCAGGTGGTCGAGTCAATGCCCCCTGAGAGGAGGACATACGCCAAGGTCTTCATTGCTGGTTACCCTCCCATCCGGGTGAACTTCTCGAGGAACTCCGGGACATCCCGGCAGAAGGGGACTTGGGGGTCAGGCCAGTGATCCTCAACCTTGATATAGAGGACCTTCCAGGCATCGACGCTGTTGGTGCCGTCGAAGATGTATCCGACAACAATGTACTGGTGTTTGTTGCTGTTGTTCGTCCAGACCGATCCCTTCCTCGGCTCAGCCGGTTTTGGTGGGAGGACCTTCAGGACCTCAGATAAATCGTTGAGTGGAGGCATTTCGTTCCATCCTAACAATCTGGTTTCGGAGCGAACGGGGCGAGGCGGTTTAGGACTGGTACTCCCGCTCCGGTGTACGCTCAACACGCGCATCCTCACTCAGCTCATCAGGCTACGCTTCGCGATCCGGGGGCACCAGATCCCTACACACGTACCTGAATCTCGCCTGGCGAACTCTCGATGCATGATTAACGGACCCCGTTCACACCCACGCGACGACGTCTAGCTCCCCGATAGGGCTAGACGTTCGCGAAGGCTCCCTTCGCCGCGGCACCCGACTGGTCGGCACCCGGCGGTAGGATCTCCCGCACGTTGTTGCGGTTCTGGCCCTCGTAGCGCCGGATATCAATCCGGAGACGTGCGCGGGCACCGATCAGCTTGCCTTCGTCGGCGACGGCCTGCGGATCGAACTTGGTCGTCAGCAACGACCGAGCGTAGGAGACGAGCTCGTCGTCACCGCCGACTCGAGTCAGGAAGCGCTTGATGCGCGGCAGGCCTCCATCGGTGAAGGTCAAGTGCATCCATTGCCGGCTGCGATTGCCCTTCTCGTCGGCGAATTCCTCGCTGTCGAGCTCCCAGATGGTGGTCCACATATTGTTCTGGGACCGCTGGGACTGGCCGTATTCCATCTCGATCAGCTCGGCGTCGTAGATGCCGCGTGGGACGAGCTTGTACTGGATGTTCTCGGAAGTGCCCGAGAGATCCACCATCATCCCGCCGCCGTCTTCGTAGTCCATCTCGGCGCTGTTGTCGCCGTCTTCGCCTTCGCTCCCACCAGCACCGCCGCCGGGTTCGAATTCGCTAAACGCACCTTTTGCCATTTACGTATCCTCGTTCAAGGCTGCTAAAGGAGACACCCGAAATGCCTTCCTGAGGAGAGGCCCCGGGGCTCATCCTAGGCTGGATGCCTAGGATTTCGTTGTCGCTCTCCTGGGGTTGGACACTGCGATGGGAGCCATCGAGTGCATTCCTCCCTCTAAGAGGCCGACTGATTCACCGATGAACTTGATTGTAGGATTGTCGAAGTAAGGCTTCTTGTACCTTGTGAATCGACTTTTGGCTGCGTGACGTGTCCCTGGCTGGATGTATAGGCGCCTCGGAGCTAACACGTCCGGGACTTCTCCTTCTTCCGCTTCTTGGCTCTGCAGGTCACCAACGACTAGGTGACCTACTAGGTCAACGAATCCTTGGACCTCTGAGGCCAGCTTGCCCGTCATCATCGGCCCATAGATGCGCCTCTTCTGCTCGTTCTCTTTGTACTGTCTCGGGCAGGTGAAGAGGATGTTCATCGGGAGATTCCGGAAGTTTCGGATGAGCCGATGAATCATGTTCCTCTGCATGCGGTACTGGTCCCAACCCTCAGCTTGAACCTCCTCGTCGATCATCGTCTTGGCGCCGACACCGAGCAACTGCATCATGCACTGGTTCTCGGCCTCGGCGAGGCTGTCAACAATCGCCGTCTTGTATAGCCGTAGCCGATCGGGGTCCGGGATGGTGGGCATGACAAACTTCTGCAGACGCATCAGCTGGTCGATGGCGTCTTTGTCGCCGTTCGATGCCCGATCGCGTAAAGCACAGTGGGCTTTTAGGAATTCATGGACTTGGCCGAGCGTCTTATAGTCGAAGACCGACACGATGTCGATCATGTCGAAGTGGTACTGGGAGTCCGGATCGAAGAGGGTTAGCTCGCCTACGTCCGTCGAGATAAACAGAACATCTCGGAAGACATCGATCTCGGATGCTGTACCGACCAAGAAGGTCTTGCCTGATCCGTACTCGCCGTAGATCAACGCCTTGAGCCAACGAACAGCATTTTGGTTCGACTGAATGATGAACGGCGGCAGGTTGGATGGCTTAACCTGGGTGTCCTGTGGTGGAGCCACAACCTGCGGTGCAACCGTTGCAGGAGCTGCTGCCCCATTGGTAGGAGGCATAACCTCAACCTTTGCCTCTGTGGCTTTTGTCTCCGGGCCATCTTCCGGCAAAGAAGCTGCAGGATCGAGAGCATCTGGCATTTAGATACCTGGAGTTAGCTGACGAGCTGGGGCAGGAGAAGATGATTGCGCCAGAAGGTTTCCGGAGCATCACGACGCATAGTAGTCACTTCGAGCTCATGCTCGTAGTCCTCGCCAGAATCGATGCCGATGCACGGCGTCTGGAAGGGGCAGTCCCACGAGCAGTCACGAGTTGGATTGGGGTAGATGGGTGTGTTGGGGTTAAGCATCTCTGGAATCTCCATCAAGATCTTCTGGTACTCAGAAGCTACCTGATTCTCATTCCGTTCGACGTAGTCACGTCGGATGAGATGGTCTGCCGTATGTGATTCTTGTGTATCGAGGAACTGGAGGAAGAGCCTATTTTCTGCCGGCCAGACTCTTTCGTCATTGCCGTACAGGTTCCTGAGCGCATTGATATACATCGCTCGGGAGGTCTTTTGTCTCTTTGAGGTCGAGAACAGCTTAGTGGAGGCTAGGAACGCAGGCGGCTGAAGGATCTGTTTCTTGTGTTGCTGGTAGATCGTCCCTGCAATTTGGTAGCCCGGGTATTTAATACCTGTACCCCACGTATATGATGTCACCTGTTGGTCGGTCTCGAGATGCATCCACTGGAAGTTCTTGGCGGACTTGTACTCGACGACCCATAACCTCCCCAATTCGTCGATAATGACACGGTCGATTGTTAAACTGTAGAGGATTTGGTCGTATTCGTCTAAGATACTCGGATCTGGGCAATACGGGATAAGATGCTCTTTGGGGATCTCAATGAAGATTTGTACCTCGACCTGAGGTTCTCCATCGACAACGAATGTGGTAAGAGGATCGCGGTGTTCGAGCCACCCCTCGTAGTAGTCCATCATCCCTTTGCCTAGTACCAATAGGTCTTCGGCGTCGGAGGGAATCTGGAGACCGGAGTTCAGAGTGGCATCGTAGTATGCCTGCAAAGCGTCACGAGGATGCTCGTGGTTACGTGGGCCGTGGAAATCTTCGAAGCAGTAGTGTAACCCCGAGCCTAGCCACAGAGGGCTAGCAGCCTGGTTTGATTGGAGATTGCGACGCTTGGAGTCGGCCCAGTTCCACTTCCTCCGGCACCTACGGTAGGTGATCCGATCGGAGGTTCTGATGTAGGCGGTCCGTTTCTTGGTGGCTGAGGAGAACGTGGATTCGATATACAGGCCGATAGAGTTCCTTGCCTCACCGAAGATATCGATGGGGTCTAGTTCCTCTCGGGCTGTAGTGTCGAATTCGAACTCTTCGTTGTTCATGCCCACCCTACAGGTTTAACACCAAGTTCACATGATCTATATTATATAACGAATGCCTTAGGGAAATCTAGGTCAATTTTATGGTCTACCTTTGTCGAAAACTGTGTCAACCGCGTTTCCGTAACCTAGGCAGGTCGTAGACATCTTCCACGCGGCTAAAGGGCTGGAGGTCCTTCTCCGTCGGAGGTAGGGGCGGAGGCTTGTGTACTTCAGTATCGTACATTGCTGTATAGGCTGAAAGGGGATAAAGAATGTTCTCTACGGACTCTACCAACGCAACACCGTCACCGTTTACCTCTCTCCGTCTCGCTCGGGCCTCTTTGAGCTGGGGGTAGCACTCCAGTGCTCTCAGGTTGTACCTCCCAATGTGACCCCAGATGAGTACTCCCCAGGCTCTCGCCAAGGGCTGGATCTCAGCTCGGGCCCCCGCTATCAAAGCGAGCCTGCGGTAGATCAATGCCATGACGGACTTTCATGATGAACTACGGCTTCGGCTTTACTACGTCGCTATTAAACCTTTTGAACTCTTCGAACATGTATCCGCCCTGAAGCTGGTCAGCAATTAGCCTCAGAGCTGTATCGAACCCCGGTCTCAGTAAAGAACATAAAGCCAGAGCTAGTAAGGTCAGCTGCCGATCTTCCTCGCTGAGACTGATAGCTCTTGTCGTTACATCCGCCATTCGGTCACCTGTTGTCGCGAGCTCGGATTAGGACGTCTCTGAGACGTTTGTGCGTACGATAGACGTCGAGGGTGTGGCCGGCTTTCTCGTCGAGGACAGGAGCCATCAGCTCAAGGTCTACACCCCCAACATGCATCGGGTAGTAATACGAGATACTGGCCGTAGTCGTCATCCTATGCTGACGATCTTCCGCTTGGAGGTTCTCGATTAAACTCCAACTGAACCCATTGAAGTAGGCCCACTCAGCGGGAGTCAGCTCGAACGACTCAGCGAAGGCGATTGAGCAGACCGCGATGCCTCTGGTCTCCTTGAAGCTCTTTGCATGGTCGACGATCTGCTGGGGGTTCATCACACCCCCTCTGAATGAGAATACAGGCGTGTCGGGCAGTCTCGTTGAGAGGAATGCAGAAATGTACTGGATGGCTTCTGCAAATGGAGTGTATACTACGAAATGGTGGTCTTGTGTCTCCTCGATCATATCCCCCAGGTACTCCAGGCTTGCGCCCCACTCTGGGAATGAAGGATCGAGGATCTTCGGCGTACACAGGATCTGCCTTAGCCTGAGGAGCTTGACAAGCTGGTTCTGGGCGATGATGATTTCGCCGTCACTAAGCTCCCCGATGAGCTCGGACTCCAGCTGTTTATAAAGCTTTAGCTGCCGTGGTTGCATCTCTGGGATGCGACGGTCTAGAATGCGCTGCTTCGGAGGTAGCTCAGGAAGGACGTCCTTTTTCTCCCTGCGGATGAAGTGGGGATAGATCTTCCTGCCAAAGGCTGTTGCTGCTGCAGGATTGAGGCATAAGACCTCCCAATGATCCATCTCGTCCCTTTGCGTTAAGCCGAAGGTCTGGACGTAGTTCCAGTAGGACGAGAAGGCCTTAGGATCGCAGAGGTTTAACAGCGCCCAGAGATCCCAGAACCCTTTACGCATTGGCGACCCTGTTAGGCCCCAGAAGTACTCGCACGCTACCTTCTTCAGGGTAGCCCAGTTTTCTGATTTGCGGTTATTGGCTCGATGAACTTCGTCGTAGATGAGTACAGGCAGACCCTTAGGTGCAATCCCGCTGTTGAGGTCGTTGCGTAGGACCTGGATGGTGCAGGACCCAAACCAGGTATAGTCCATGTCCTCCCAGATAGCCTGTCGCTGCTTGGGAGTACCTGTAATGGTCATCGGAGGCTGGATGCCCCATTGATCGGCCTGCTGGATCCATACAGCTTGAGCTGCAGGACGCCCGATCAGCAGAGCAGGCCCCTTCATCCCGATCTCGCGCCAAGCCAGAGCTGCTGTACCTGTCTTGCCGACGCCCATCTCGTCGCCAAGAATAACCTTCTTATTCTTGACAAGCTTCTGGGCCCCCTCGATCTGATAGTCTCGGGGTGTGACCAGTAAAGGCTTCATAGCTATCTCTTGTTGTCGTAGTCGTAGTCGGCCCGAGGTACAGGGCGCGGGACAAGCCGACTATCAGTAGATGCAACTGTGGAATCCAGAAGCCCGATATGGAGCTGTCCGTCCGACCCCTGCTTGATGAACTTATTCTTAGATAGTTCAAGGGCCTGCTCCTCCGTCATCTTCACCGTCGGTCGGCCTTTCGTCATCACGTAGTGGTCTCGCCCTACTACGATGATAACAGTGCATCCTAGGTTGGAGACATTGATCAGGTGCGAGCGCATTGGCTCGTTACGCCAGGCTCTCGGGTAGGCCGGGTCACAGTGGGCGAACAGAACCATATTGTCCTGTACCGAACCCATCAGTACTACGTGAGAAACTTTCGGCTTAAGGTTGTACTCCAGTTTGGGTACGTCATCCCGAGTTAAGGACTGTAGGTAGATGCATTGGAAGGTCACGCAAGCCTGAGGTCTCACAGGGTAGATCCGGCAGCCTCCTCCGTGTCCCGGTTTGCAGTGCTTGCACCAGGTGTTCCAGGGCTTCTCGGGGAAGTCTACCTGCCCCTGGGTCATCTGGGCAACAGCAGGCTCCGGGTCGATGTGCAGCAGCTTGCAACATAGGGCGCAATCTCCGCACCCTTCGTCCGTGTTAACCTTGGCCGGGGTCAGCTGGCTTTGCATAGGCTATTCCTGCCCTGGTGCGTGAGAGGGTGTCGTAGTAGAACTGGTGGAGGAATGACCGCTGGAACGGATCGCGGCCCTGCTTGTGCATCTGCCACATCCACAAGGCTCGACCAGTACGACCGTTGCCGTCCATGTACGGATGTAGATCCTCGAAGAGGAGATGGACCTTCCAAGGATCTTCATCCTGGTTGGCCATCAGGATGATCTCTTCGTACATCTCGACGATGTTTGATCCTCCTGGCGGAGGAATATGGTTGCCGACATAGACGTCCATGCCCTTTAGACGTCTGAGAGGCTTGTCTGGAGCGATTATCTCTTGGAACCTGTTGAGAATGTGCAACGTCATTCTCTTCAGCCCTAAGAGAGACATGTAAGCGGCCGTCTCTTGGATGTCCTTCGGCTTGATAATGCCCTCTATGATATTACTTTCACGGATGAAGTCCTCAAGGGCCTCCGACTGCATCATTCCCCTGATGAAACGAGCTGCTTGATCTTCTCGACTGTCTTGGTTAGAATTCGACTGCATATCTCGTACTGCCTTAGATGTTTCGTCCGCTCGAACTCTAGGTCTGTAGTGTTCTGGGGATTGTCAAGCTCCGAATCAAGGAACTCAACTTGACCCAGCACTAGGTCCTTGATCTCCTTCAGTTCCTCCAGTGTATAGTCGTTGGAGTCGGAGCTCTTCCGACGCCCTCGCCTCAAGCTGCCCTGGGGAGTAGGAGTGGGAGAACCCGAGCGAGACGAGTTGTTCGATGGCATCTTCCCTCCCGGAGAACTCGTAGTCACCTGCCTTCTCCCCCTCAAGTCTTGCTGCCACCCTATTGTTGGGTCCCATAATCCCGGCGACATTGGCCCTGAGGATCTGCTCGAGCTTTCGATCATCGAACTGGCCAAGCCACAATCGGATCTCGCGCATCCGAGCAGCTGCTACCCCAAAGGCAGGTACCCTTATGTACTTGCACTCTTGAGGTACGAGACGATCTACGGCCTCCTCACCCTTTGGGGTCAGTCTCCACGTCTTTGCTTTCTTCTGTACACCACGGTTGGAGGTCTTCATTGACGGCTCACATTTCTGGTGATGAAGCTAGGTCCCAGCGGTGCTCGGTAACCTGATCGGCCCGCTCCTATCTTTGGACAGTCCTTTGCCGGGCATGTAGGAAACGACGGCCCTAGATCCCAACATTTACCTCGGACTCCAGGACACTCCTCAGAGGTCGGAGGAGTCACGGAAGCCGAGGAAGACTGGGTGTCTGGGTTGCTCGAGGGTTCCGACTGGGAGGTATTTATACTTGGCGATTTTGCCGAGGTACTGTTCCTGGTTGTCCCAGATCTCCTTCCTGGTTTCGGCATCAAAGCCAGTTCCAACTTTAGGAGTCCACTCGGGTCTGTGGAGATCTTGTATGACGAGCTTTCCAAGAGTGTTGCCAGGTCGCTTATTGTCCTTATGGCTACTCCTCTTAGTGTAGCCTCTATCGTCGATTGTCGCCTCGTTGTCATTGTGCATCAACTCCTCAAAGCCGGTAACTGTACCCTCAGAGTCCTTGAAGCGCTTTAGCTTCATCATGTAACGTTCTCTCAGGGTCGACCTTCCCTGCTTGTAAGGAGATGCTACCCACTTGAGAATCGCCCCTTCATACCCCTCGGTTACAAACCGTTCTTCCAGTTCCGCCACCTGATCGATTGAGGTCACCAGATGCTGATCTACTAACTCGATGAACTCCGCCCCGGGATGTCCCATCCAAGGTCTGGTCTGTAGGTACTCGTGACGGTCCATGAAGACTCCGTCAAGATCATGCTTGTCAAATACGTAAAACTTGAAGTCGGGTCTGCCTTCTCTTGACATCACTCCCGAGCTCGATCGGGACATAACTCCTTCGCCACAAGGTGCCCCTACCACCAACTCGCCATCTAAGCCTTCGAATTCTGGCCGACTTAGGATCGACCGGATGTAGTAGTTAGGGATAAACTTCAGGGTTCTGGAGACTAGAACTCCGTCAACTACGGACCCCCTAATTCCGTCAAACTTAGTTGACATGTAGAAGGCATCGTTGGTGGTTACGAAGAGGCTCTCCAGATACATTAGAGACGTATCTACTGCAAGCATTGGTTGCCTGAAGGACATCTGTTACGACTCCTGTAAGGGGTAGTAGAGGTCGAGCTCTGCACCGGTGAACCCGAATGTCCAGGCTGCCGCTTGATGTGCCGTGCGCATGTTAGGCGGAACCCGCAAGTAGTAGCGTTTGAACGACCCATCGGGTTCTGGAGAGCGATTAACGACCTCGAGCATGACGTATGTCTCGTCCTCGATCTCGCCCATCGATCTCGCAAGCTGTGCGTTCCTGAACCTCCAGAGGGTTCCCCAGCGTTCGTCATGGCTGATGCGCTTTGCTCCACAGGCGATCACGTAAGCGGCGATCCCTGAGGGCTGCTCGCCGAACTTGAAGCGGTCGATCATGATCCGCCGGACTTCCTGGTTCCCTTCTCGGTTGATCTTGAATGTAGTGATCAAGTGGGGTTTCTCGACAACGAAGTCTGGTACACCGACTCCACTAAGCACATGCATCTGCCAGCCGTCGTGGAACCTAACTGCAGGCCCATTCTCATTGTGGAGCCGATACCTTGTAGTTCCTGTGCCGAGGTCTTGGTAGTGAATCTCTGCAGGACGCTCGCAGCAGAACACGAATGAGCCATAGTCCATGACCCAGTTACATGACCTACGTAGCGCCCATGCAAGATCTGTATAGGAGTGATCGTCTACTGCATGTTGTCCTAACCATGCATGCCTCAGCTTGAGCCTCCGCCCGTAGAACTTGGGGTCAAGCTTGATCTGTGACAGATGTGGTTCGGTAGCTGCTAGGCTGCGTTCAACTAACTCCCCGTCTTTCCCGTTACCCCCCTGCTCAGAGTACAAGGTAGTATCCGGGTTGGTCTTAATCGAGAACCTGATTTGGCTTGCAATGTTCTCCAGGCTCCATGGCCAAGTTCCTCGTAGGACCGAGCCTCCTCTTCTGGTTCCGCGAAACAGGCTGTCTAGCGTCTCGTTCTCCACGGTCGAGGACCAGTGTCCTGAGACTGTCCCCATAGCCCTTAAGCTGATGTCCAGTCCTCGGGAGTCAAAGACATCTGTGGCCTGTCCGATTAGATACTCGACAGGAGTGTCTCCCCGGACCGAGTTCTGAAGTCGCGCAGGTGCGTGGATCTTGGCGCCCGGGCCTGGACGCATCCCTGAGGGCTTTACTGGCCGAGTGCCTTCATGGATGTCGCTGAGGACCTTGGAGATGACGACCATCGCTTGGGGAGACTGACACCAGATGAACTGTGGTTTCTGGTCCAGCCACTCATTTTGGTTTCCATGGACGTTAGCATGGTGGTGGAAAGTGAGGATAGCCCTCTCCGCTGTCGCACGGTCTGCAGGCTGTGTATTGAAGAAGTAGTCGACAACTTCGTTCATGTGTGCGATCGCCTTTCGTTCGATCCCAGCAAGGTTCAGGTATGAGAGGACAATCTCTCCTTTACTGAGAGATGCTACAAAATCCTCGAGGTGACGGGAGGAGTCCATGCCTACAAGTCCCAGCGTGACACGCTAGCTGCGCAACCCTCAGATCGCAGTGACATCGGTAAGGCCCCTCCCGCCAAATCAGGCGTAGCTGCCGTTCGTTCGTGCGAGCGACAGCTAATCCGCCACGCGCCTGATTTCCTGACGACCAGCGTATTCCCGCTGGATCACAACCTCGTAGAAACCCCTGGGCACCTCGATCGTGGTGTGCTCCTGGTGCTCCAGTAAGGCCACTTCCGACTGGACGTCGATGAAGCGGCGGAGGGTCGGATCCATCAGGGGATCGCTTTCGACCCCGTGACGGAGCTTAGCCAGCTCGCGAGCTCCGCTATTGCCGCCTGAGGGGCCTTCGAACATCTCGGCCTCGCCGGCCTTCGCGAACATGTTGACCTTCGACTTATCCGAGAAGGTGTGGTGGTGGCCGGTGACCTCCCCGTACGCCAACGTCACCTTGCCAGTGCGCTGGTCGCGCTTGACCGTCTGCGTCCCGCTTAGCATCATTGGGATATGATCCTTCGGGACTTCCCGAATCAGGACATCGCCCTGCCGAAATACGCGCATGCTACTCGCTCCTCTCTTGGTTGATGTCGTAGTGGTAAATTAAGATTCTTGAGTATATTATATAATAAGTTCCTATGGGACCTCAACAGGTATTTTTTGGGGCCTTTTAGGAGATAGGGCAAAAATATAGCCGGGCTGAACCCGGCTCTTCTCCCTTGAGGACTATGGACTATCTGCGAGAACTGTAGTCTCCTCCTTTATCGGGGAAGGCAAATGCTGCGACGAGTACAGCTATTATAAACAGTATACCGATTGCCCAACACATCATGTTAGTCCTGCTGCTCAGAAGGGGATCTCGTCGTCGTCTATGCCGTTGGACTCGCGACCGGTAGTCAGGTCGACGATAGTCGGAGCCCGACGACCTCGACTGCCTCGACGCTCTGACCTTTTGTGTTCCCGTTCACGCTCGACGGCTTCTTCGACTTCCATCCGGAAGTCCTCGTCGAGGTTAAACCATTCGATGTTCTCGTCGCACCAGATCAGGTATGAGGGCTCCAGTGCCATGATCTGTCCACAGGTGTAATCCTCACCCTTGAACTTGCCGAACTTGACGACTGTCTCTTTGTACCAATACCTCTTCTCACTCAGGTCAACTGACTGTGCCATGTCACTCCTCCTTTATTGGCTGAGCTTCTCCAGCGTCCAGCGTCTGTTGTGGCAGACGTTTTGAATGTACTTGAGGGACTTACCGATGAACTTGTGTCGTGTCGCTAGTATTGGTGCTGCACTGACACAGCGGTTGTCCGATGTGTCGATTATTAGACCTGCTGTGAACTCCTGACACCAGACCTGGTATAGGTCAGGCAGGTCACTCACCTTGATCCACCTCTCCATCGTTGACATCTCCTGGCCAGCGTCCTTGGGACTTCAGCATGTACCTGAGCTTCTGATATGGGATTTTCATACGGTCGGCTAGGTCGGCAACCGGAATTTTGGTGCCGGGATTATCTGGGTCGTCAATGTATAGACTGTTCCGCTTGTTTCTGGCCTGAACGTGACCGTTTGCCCAACGGGTATTGTCCGGCTCATAATGGCCGTTGACCTCAATGCGATCGAATGAGACGTGTTGTCCTGGGCGAAGACCTGCGTCTCGCACGAAGTTTCGGAAAGCCTCAGCCTTTGTCCTCGGCTGTTGAGAGTATGGAGAATAGAGCCATTCTTCATGTACACATATCCCTCTTCCTCCATACTCCCAGTACGAGTCATGCATAGGCTCGTAGCACCTGCGTACAATGTGGTACCAGATCGTATACGTAGTGCGCCTACGCCAATCAAGCGTACGCTTGTCCTTGTAGCGGTCTACTGCCTTACCGGTTGCCATTAGCTAGCCGGGTCCAGGCTCGAACATGGCGTTTAGGTAGGCAGCAGCTTGGGACCCTTGGAAGCTCCAGCGATGGCCGTGGCATTCGATCCGAACTTCGGTATCGAGATGCTGCATGTGGATAATTCGCCCTGAGGGCTCGTGGATGAGTGGCCTAACGAGCCTACCTATCTCGAGCTTCTCAGGGAAGTCCTGGCACATGTCACACCTCGGCATGTGGAAGCCAACTCGAACAGACTCCATGAAGGCTGTCGGTACATCAAACCCTCTCTCGAAGGAAGTCCATTCGTAGTAGGAATTCCCGAGATAGGTCGTGTACGCCTCAGGATTTGCCATCGGACTAGCCGTCAGCAGTTTGTAAAGTCGCCGAGGACCATGATCGGTTTAGGAGGCATGCGGATCCAGCCAGGCAGTCGGCCGATGAACTCCTCCGGGACCTCCAGGAAGAACTCCATCCGAGTGGAGCGCATATCCCAGGTGCCTCCGTCGTACTCGACAATAGGATTGTTCTCGTCGTCGATCCAGTAGGGAGTCTTGCCACAAGCTACCATCTCTGGGACCGGCTTGTCCTCAAGCTTGAAGGCATGGGCGCTGGACATCTGCATGTCCTGGATTTCGACGGCTCCGACTACCTCTAGAGTCCCATATTTGAGGGCTCTGATCTTCATAGTGGTTACTCCTCAGGTTGGTTTTTGGCTAGTTGAGCAGGTTAGAACGGCTCCTCCCGACCTCCGTCTGGGACCAGACTCTCAGGTGCAGGTACCGGTTCGGGATCTGCTGACGGTTGAGGCGGAGGTACCGGTATAGAACCGATAGGATCGAGACGGAGAGGCTTGGCGATCATCTCCTTGATGGCACCTGGCCTGCCTTCTGGGTAGCCGACGATGTCGCGTGATGCCAGAGCCCCTGGACGTTGGCGACGCACTGCAAAGCGGTCGTCGATGAGGCTGTCGGTGATCAAGGCATCAAGGATGATCGCTCCGCACGACATAGCATAGCCCGCATGGTGTAATGCAGTGACGGGATCATAGTCCTTGCCGTCGAGGATCGAAGCGAAGTGGCCTAGCCCAGCTTCGGCGTAGATGCTTAGCTTGACGGCGATGTCACGCCAGTTGACGGGAGCGTACTTGACTCCTCCATCATACATGCAGAACGACATGTAAGCGACAGCCGGCCAAGGAACGACTTGGAAGGGGACTTTGGTGACCCCGATCAGGTCTTTCGGGTTGACGCCCTCTCGCTTACTCCGTTCCCAAGCTCTCTCATTATCGGACTGCATGGTTAGGTTATCCCGCTCGCTTACTAGGGGTGCCAGAGATTCTTTCCTGTTAGATTGCCTGATGCCTGCTCGACATTGAGGGCATACCGACAATCGGTTAGAGCCCAGCTCGCATAGGTGCTCCATCCGAAGTCGGGGCAACGGTCCTTGACTGGCTGTCCCGAGGCTCGGAACGTCTGCCATGCTAGTCTGCCCCAGCCTCGTCCCAGGAATATGCGTTCAACAAACTGTTCAACTGGGTTGAGATGCTCACTGACGATCGTGTCTACTGGTCCGATGTTCGGGTATGTGACTGCTACTCTACACCCTCGCTCGAGTGGAGAGTAGGTCGTCCAACCCTGCGAGCAATCTACGGTGTCGGTACGTAGGGCGACCCATGAGATGGCTGTCGTAGGGATGCCCATATGCTTCGTGCTGGTGATCAACACCTTATCGCCCTGGAGCTCATAGGTCTCCCCACCATCACCGTTGGCGTCGGTGAACTCATTCCAGGGAGAGTAGCTCCAGGTTGTGATCGCCGAAGTCGGGCCAGTCAGGAAGCTGTCTGACGCTTGAGAGTGCCCGAAGTCGAACCTGCGATAAGCTATCGGGTCGTAGTCGTGTAGGGGAGTTGCTACGTTACCGTCGGGTGCTCGCGATTGAGCCAGGTACTGCATAGGGTCGGAGATCCTGACCTTTCCCGGCTGAAGCGGAGCCAAGGGTGATCCTCCGCAAGCCGTTGTGGCTAGGAGCAAAGCTACGATTGCTGACTTGCTCCTTTGCATCATTACTTCCATTCTCCGAAGAGTAGTAGCTGACAGACGTGACGTGTAGCATCCATGGCATGAGGTCTCCCCTTAAGGTAGAGGCCCCATTGTTCTAGCTTGTCGTCAGTTGCGAACGACTTCCCTTGTTGTGCCATCTGCTTGACGATCGGGATCGAACCCAGACGGCAGAAGGTCTCAGCCACCCCGATCAACCGGGGAGTGAGGAGCTCCTGCCAGCTATGTATCTTGGCCTTCCAACTATACACGCGGTAGTTCTCTATGACTACACACTTGCCTGGAGAACGTTGGAGTAGGATGTTAAACTTGTCAACGCCCCATTCGATGATGGAGGTGTTGATCTGGAATGACTGCACCTGGAATTCCGAGCCTGTCCTGGTCCAAACACTGACGCCTGTGGTCTCTCCAGGGTCCAAGCCTATAATCTCGTACGGTAGGGTTTCGACTGGTGGTCGCCCCTTTACCTTTTGGTAGAACTCGAAAAAAGAAGAGCCCGGCAGCTGCGAAACCGCTCCTTCGCCGACTAACTCAGCAAGTGTTAGCGCCTGGGGCGAGTCCATAAGTTACAGCTACCGGGCCAAGTTTTGAGGAGTAACATGTCGCTAGCTCGATAGCGGCACATCACGTCAGAGTGGAAGGTGTTTACGGCACACCCTCCGAAGCCGTCCCTACTAAAACAGTGGAGGTTGTTTCACGCAGCGTCATCTGTTCGTCAGGCACAACCCCCAAAGCCTCGGGAACGGTCGTAGCATGGTCAACCTAGGGAGCACACGCAAACCGCCGTCCTCCAATACCCCGGGTTTGCCTAGGACTTATGCCCACAGCCTACCGCTTCCTCGCCTACCTCCATCAAAGGAGCCCTCGGCGATGCTTGCAGGCTGCGTACCGGGGCGTGCATCCTGTTCATGACGTCGGACCTTGACAACGTTGGACTCGTCGCTGAGTACGGGTCGCTGGCCTTGCCGATGGTTTGTTTCCGACCAACGTACGAGAGCAGGGAAGGAGGCGCTAGCCTCCAACCCATAGCGGCCCGTACTTCAGCTCACTGGCCAGTGATTCGTTACTCCGCGGCGGCTGCCGATGCACCCTGGTTCGTCTGCGAGGCTGCCGGCGACGCGCCAGGCTTCGGCGGCTGCAGCGAATAGGTCTTGCCGTCATCGCCCGTCGGCTTGTCCTTGTCGGGACCGCCGGGGAGGCCCTTGGTCGCGGCGAAGACGATCTGGTAGGTGCACTTGTCGTGCGGCGGGCCGGCGCTCTGGATCTCCTTCACGATCGTGGCGCGTTCCGCCTTCTCGGCCCACCGGCGCTTGATGTAGGCAGCGCGCG